GGTGGAGAGCGCGCGCGGAGCTCTATGGTGACGCCACTCTGCCCTCACGGGTCAGAGGTAACGAGTTTTTCACTGTTCCGAAGGACTCCACGAAGCACCGAGGTGCTGCGATGGAACCCACCTTCAACATGTGTTATCAACTCGCAATTGGTCGACGGATTCGCACCCGTCTCCAAGGCGTTGGTCTCGACCTTCAACTCGGTCAGGCCACCCACGTGCGGCTCGCACGTGAGGCATCGGTGAGCAATCACCTTTGCACCATAGATCTGAGTTCTGCTAGCGACACCATCTGTCGAGAACTCGTAAGGTTTCTCCTACCTGAACCCTGGTTCGATGAGTGTGACGCACTGCGTTCGCACTTTACTCGTATCAAAGGTCGGTGGGTACGCCTCGAAAAGTTCTCTTCAATGGGTAATGGCTTCACCTTCGAACTTGAGACGCTTCTTTTCCTGTGCCTCGCATGGGAGTGGATGCGGCTCAATGGGCGGGATGTCGTCATCGGCGAAAACCTCACGGTCTACGGCGATGATATCATCATGCCCTCTGCTCTAGGTGAAGGCTTCCTCTCGGTCTTACGTTACGTCGGGCTCACGCCCAACGTGAAGAAGACATTCCTCTTCGGGGGCTTCCGAGAGAGCTGCGGTGGGGACTTCTTTGAGGGCGTGAGCGTTCGCGCCCATTTCCTCAAGGAGTTACCTCATGAACCGCACCACTGGATCAGCTTGGCAAACGGCGTTCGTCGTCTGGGCAGCACAGACTCTGGCTGCTTTGATAGCGGGAACCGTTTTTGGCGTCCTTGGCTTTGCTGCCTGGATGCTTTACCAAGTCATATCCGTAGGCTACGGGGTCCTTCTGAGCTCGGTGACGTCGTGATTCACGACGATAACATCGTAGCCCAGGATGACCACAACGGGTGGCGCTTTATCCGTGGGTGGGTCCCAGTGACCCGCCGCATCGGTTTGGAGCATTTCCCGTGGCCTAGTGTCGTCGCTAGCGCGCTTTACTGGCAATCACAACGCGTCGGTACTACGCGTACCATGTCTCCCAGCCGAATTGCTCCGGCCCGGGGGAGATGGCTCGCGTATCGTGGACGCGTTGTGACTGCCAGTAAAGCGCGCTAGCGACGACACTAGGCCATGGGAAATGCGATAACTCAATGCGCCGGGTCACTGGGACCCAGCCACGGATGTATCGCCACCCATTGAGGTCCTCCTCAGCTATGATGTTGTCGTCGTGTATCACGACGTCACCGAGCTCAGAAGGACCACGTAGCCTACGGATATGACTTGGTAAAGCATCCAGGCAGCGAAGCCAAGGACGCCAAAAACGGTTATCGTGACCAAAGCAGCCAGAGTCTGTGCTGCCCAAGTGACGAACGCCGTTAGCCAAGCTGATCCAGTGGTGCGGTTCATGAGGAATCTCCTTGAGGAAGTGTGCGCGAACG